GCCTCGGTCGAGATCGTGGAGGAGTTGATGATCGCGATGAACGGCATCAGTTCCTGCGTGCCGGGCGGCTTGCCGATGCCGACGGCGATCAGGGCGTCGTTATCCCCATAGGTGAAGTAGCTCATTGGTTGGCCTCCGAGAACCGGCGCATGCCCTCCATTGCGGCCTCCCGCTCGGTCTTGGCCATGACCGTGTACGTATCAGTGATGCCACTGTGGTCCCACTCACCGTGGACTTTCACAATGTACTCGATCTCCTCGTCGCTGTCCGTCTCTGGCGAGACGTAGGCATTGCAAAGCACGCGCTTCATCTGGTTCTCCCTTTTGTACCTACAAGGAGAGTATGGAAAAACTGACAAGGGGTCAAGTGCTGTACAGCGGGGTCTCGTTGTTGTTGCCGTGGAATACCTGACCGTCTTCGATCTCCCGCATGCGTTCGACAGCCCGGACCAGATGGCCGGTGGTCCGCATGTGGCTCAGGGCCATGCTCACCGTGTCGACCAGATCGTCATGCGCCCCGCGCGGGAAGCTGGCGACCTGCCGGATCACCATCTCAGCCCAGTCCTTGGTCGGGGCGTACACCATGCCCTCGCTGAAGATGTGCTGCACTGCGTACAGGCGGGCCGTCTTGTCCAGCGTCTTGGGGTCGTACAGGATCACGGCGATGCCATCGTTGGCGAACACCCTGCGAAGCTCCTGCGCCACGCTGTGACCGGCAGCCTTGTTCTCGATCAGCAGGACGTCGACCTTCATGCGGCGGCACGTGCTGGCGGTCTTCTCGACAAGCTCCGCGAACTCAAGCCGGTCCTGCCACGCGTACATCATCATGGCCTTCGGCACCGGGCCGACAATCTCTGAACTGTAGCTCCGGGTGATGTCGATCTGCCGCCCATACCGATCCACCGACCGGGTGGTCTGGCTGTCGCCGTCGCCGCTGAACGTGCCCCAGACCGACATGGCGCTTGGGTCGTTCTCGGCCTTCTTGGTGTAGGCGGTGTCGAGGGCTGCAACGATGTACTCGATGTCCGGGTACTCGGAGCGCTCCCAGACCTGCCACCAGCTGTCCTTGATGATGCCGCCGCCCCGTGGCTCCGGGGACTGGGCGTACTGGCCAGCGGTCGCGTACGGCCCCATGGCGGCCTCGTCCCGGTCGACCACGTGCTGCGGGAAGCGATCAGGGAACAGAAGCTCGTCCCGATCTGTGCGAGGGTCTTCATAGCCCAGCAGGGTCGGAGAGGCCCGCAGCGGGTCGTACCGCATGGGCAGCATGATGTGGTCGTACCCCATGTCGCTTTCGAGGATGACGCCCGACACGTCCCGCTCATGCAGGCGCTGCATCACCACCACGATGGCCGACCGGTCTGGGTTGTTCAGACGGCTGGTCACGGCCTCCTTGAACAGGTTCGTGGCGGTCTCCCGCTTGGCGTCAGAGTTCGCGTCATCCACGCTGTGGGGGTCATCGATGATCACCCGGTCGCCCCGGTAGCCGGTGATGCCTTCGAACGCGCAGGCCTGCCGGAAGCCCGTGGCGGTGGTCTCAAACTTGGCCTTGGCGTCCTGATCGCTGGTCAGCACCACCCGGTCGCCCCAGAGGCCCTGATACCACTCGGACTTGACCAGACGGCGCATGCGCAGGCTGTCGCGGATGGCGAGGTCTTGGCTGTGGCTGGCGCAGACGTAGCGCATGTGGGGCAGGTTGCGCGGCCCCCACTCCCATGCTGGCCAGAACACGCCGATCAGCAGGGACTTCATGGTCCCCGGCGGCACGTTGACCAGAAGGCGGTTGTAGAACGTGCCGTCCTCGTCGAACGTCACGCCGTCGGTGATCGCCTCCAGATGCGCGCAGATGAAGTCGATATGCCAGCCATGGATGTACGGCTGGCCCGGCTCGATGATGTGCCACGCCTCCCTGACGAACGACGCCAGCGACATCTCGCAGCGCCGCTTGTTGATCACCGACAGCAGGGACGAAGGGTCTATCGAGACCGGAAGGTCAATCTTGCCCATCTGCAGACAGGCTCTTCTGCAGGGCGGAAGCCAGCACGTCCAGTTCTTCAAGGGTCAGGTTGGACACGTCCAGCTGTTTCGTCATCTGGAGTGGCGGCAGGTCAGGCGCTCCACCCACTGCCATCTTCTCGCCGTACACCCGCGAGTTCCACTTGCCGATCAGGCGCAGCCTTGTGTCGATACGCACGCGCCGGTCCGCCGGATCACACTTCTTGTCGTCTGCGATCTCTATGCACTCGTCGGCCAGAGCATGCGTGCCATCGACCTTCGCGCGCGCGACAAGGTCACCAAATTCGGGGAACTTCCTCTGCCACCTCAGAACAGACATGTAGGAAGGCATGTCGTCACCCTTGCAGATCACCTTCATCGGGATGCCTTCTGCAAGCTTGTCGAGGATCGCTTCGGCGACCACATCGTTGAAATCGGTTGGACGGCCTGCGGGCATGTTAATGGTCCTTCATTGTCATGCCCGCAAGATAGCGCCATCAGTGCGGAATGTCACCATCGCGATACCACGTGCCGGTGTACGACCTCTCGACCGGTGGCGGTGGTGGTGGCTTGAAGTTCTCCCGCAGGAACTTTTCCAGATCGGTCATGTCACTTTCCATCCCTGAGAGGCAGAGATGCCCCGGATCGCGTTCACGACAGCCTGTGCCTGCTTCTTGGATCGAATGATGATGGTTGTCTTTCCATCGTCTGCGCTGACATAGATCACGTCACCGCCACGGACGAGGTTGATGCTCCCTGCGCTCTCGCCATCGATAACTGTTGCGTCGCATACCATAAACAAAGTCTCTCTTTTCACAGCTTGAACTTCAACCTCCTGAACGTGCGAAAGCAAACAGTCCTGATGCCTTCCCTGCTGAGGCCAAATTCTGCCCCCACAACACCGTAACTCTCGCCAGAGAGGACGCGCTTGATTATGATCCTGTCCCTCTCACTGATTTTGGTTCTGATGTTTCCATCCATTTTCTGCAGGATTTCAGGCCCGATCAGACGCGCCGCCGTGATGCGAGTGCTCACACCTCCTCCTCCCAGCCGTTTTCGAGAAGGAACGTCAGCGATTTAATCAAATCCAAGATGACACCCTTCCCGTCCAAAAAAATCTGATGTTTGACCTCACCTTCATTCTGATAAATGTAGGTCTTGCGGTTGTCCCGCTCGTCCACCTCAAAATTCACAGTCACATCATCAGCGTCATCAAAGGCCCCCGCTTGGCCAATGGTTATGCTAAAACCGTTGATGTACATCACACCTCCTCCCCGATCAGCTGCTCGTTGCAGTCACCACAGATGATGTTCGCACCCTGCTTGGCCCACGCCTTGAAGTCGCATGCGGGGCAGGTGTGCTTGACCTTCGACGGGTCTTTCTTCTTCGCCACAGCCTCACGTGCCTTGGTGAAGTACGGCAGGTCGAACCCGGTCGCCTTCAGATCAGCGCATGCCACCTCAAAGGCACCATCAGGCTCGACGTAGTGGGTCATCTGCCGACCGGTCTGCTTGCCGCCCGGTTCGCCCGTGTTGGACGGGATCAGGCCGACGGCCAGCATCAGCTGGACCCATGCCCGGTTGTGGTGGCCCTTCTTGCCGGGCTTGCCGAACTCCTGCTGCTCCAGATGGGTCATCTCGTGCACCAGCGTCGACAGCACGGCTTCCAGCGTGCGGTCCATGGTCGACGGGTTCAGGGCGATCTCGTGCGTCGTGTCGCCATCCTCGCGGTGCGCAAACTGCTCGGCCCAGAAGTAGCCGTAGGCCTTGCGAGACGCCCGCAGGGTGAACAGCACCGGCGGAAGGCGATTTTCGAACAGGGTCTTGTTGAAGTGATTGAACGCGCGGTCCAGCGCATCGTAGGTCTCGGCGGTCGGTGTCTGCCAGTTCATGTTTGTTCTCCTTAATTTGCGAATTCGCGGTGACGCTTGATGGCCCACTTCTGGACATCATCCTCGTCGCACAGGACATAGGCGACGGTCTTGAGGACGTTGGCGAAGCGCGTCTGGTTGTCGCCGACGTAGATCAGGTGCGGCAGGTCGGGCCGGTAGTTGGTCTTGTCCTGACGGACGCGATACTCAAACGTGTGGCCGAACTCGGCCTCCACGAAGGAACCTGCGAGGTTCTGATAGTCGAGCGCGTATGCCATGGCGTGTCTCCCTGCTGCCTGCCCGATCACGTATACATCGTACGATGCAAACCCACAATAGGAATGTGGGGTCACAAGTTGTAATCGTGAAAACATCTCGGCTCGTCGCTCAGGACGTGCCTGCCATACCGGCTGTAAAAGCGCCCATCCTTCCGGAGGTAAGCCTTCATGACGAGGCCGTCGGGATCACTGGTGATGATCCACTTCTGCTCGTCCTGATTGGAGCAGTTCGCCATGAAGCCCCCGATGTGGAACACCGGCTTCCACTCCGGGTCTATCACTGCGGTCATCCCACGCAGCGTGATCGTGGTCTTCGTCTTCGAGATGACCTCGTAGGGGCGAATGTCGCTGTAGCCGATCAGGTTTGCATACTGGGTCATCAGGAAAACACCCGGATGCTCTCGACACCGAAGTCGAACGTGAACCCGTTTGCTTCACGGGTTGCAGCGCTCTTCTTGATGAAATGGAGGCTGATGCTGATCTCCCCGACGCTGTGGGTGCCGTGATCCACGCCCGCTTCACGCATGGCCGCATCGCACCTCCGGCCAGCCTCAGGGGTTTCGAAGAACAGGTGGATGATAGTCTCCACCCCGTTCTCGATTGCGATGGAG